TCCGCTTACGGATTTCGGAAAATAGCGGCTATTTTTCCGAATCCGGGACGGAAAATAGCCTATATATAATATACAAAATCCGTCCGTGTGTGATGGGGTCTCCCAGAGGATGGGGCGAACACAGCCCCCATCCCTCCGGGGAACCCTCCCCATCACGTTGGCCGAACAAAAAAGAAAGAACGAGGTGAAACGAACGTGCAATTTTTGCCCATTGCTCAATTCTTCCTGCCCATGAAGCCGCCCACCACCACCCACAACGCCAAGGAGCTGCACGCCTACATGAAGGGCGGCAAGCCCTGTGCCGTGCTCCACGACAGCGCCGAACTGAAAGCCACCCGGGCCAAGCTCCACGCCCATCTGGCACCCCATGCGCCGGATCAGCCCGTGCCCGCCGGGAAGCCAGTGCGGCTGGTGGTCAAGTGGTGCTTTGCCCCCGAGGGCCGCCCGGACGGCAGCTGGCGCACCTCCAAACCTGACACCGACAATCTGGAAAAGGCCCTCAAGGACGAGATGACCCGCCTGCACTTCTGGCACGATGATGCCCAGGTGTGCAGCGAGATCGTGGAGAAGTTCTGGTCTGACCCCTGCGGTGTGTTCGTGCGTGTGGAGGTGTGGGGATGACGGATTACAAAACGGTCAAGGCATGGTTCCAGCAGTGCCGGGACGGCGCTGCCGCCGTGAAGGCCCAGAAGCAGAAGATTCAGCGCATCCGGGATGCCGCCGAGAAATGCACCCAGAGCCTAAACGGAATGCCCACGGGCGGAAGTTCCGGTGATAAGGTCGGAGATGCCGTTGCCCGGCTGGATGCAGAGGAACGGGAGCTGAAGCAGATGGAGCAGCGCCTTGCACTGCTGAGGATGAATGCCACCTGCAGGGCCTACACCGGGGCCGTAGACCCCGAGACCGTCCGACAGGGTGACTGCATCCGGATGTTTTACATCGAGAACAAGCACCAGCCCGCCATCGTGGAAGCTCTGGGGCTGTGCGAAACTTCCGAGGTCTCAAAGATCATCCGCCGGGGCTGTGAGCGGCTGGCTCTGCTCTGGGATACACTGGAATGATTCCACATCACATCCATCCTGCATCCATGTGCAAAACACCCCATTTGTGATATTCTGGGTACAAGCGGAACCGCGCAAAGCGGTGCGCCGCTTCAAAGCAGCCTCCTGAGTACCTCCATAATGAATTGCTCCTTTTGGACCTTTTGCCGCTTAACAGCATTTTTCTCCTTCTTGTGCTTTGCGGGCTGCTTTCAAAGATCACACTTGCCGTTCCGGGCTGTCCCGGGGCGGCTTTTTTGTACCCTGACGACGAGAGAGGTGGTGACGTGTCGAATGAAAAGAATCTCATTCCGTTCAATGAACGAACGGAGAGCGAACAGAGAGAGATTGCCCAGAAGGGCGGCATTGCATCCGGTGCGGCCCGCCGCCGCAAACGGTCCATGCGTCAGGCGGCTGACTACTACCTGAGCCTGCCGGAGACCGACCGCCGCCGGGTGAATGCCATGCTGCGGGACCAGATTGACCCGGAGGACGTGGATAACCAGATGAGCGTGATCATGGGCATTGCAGAGCAGGCCAAGCGGGGCAACCCTCAGGCCGCCGCCGTGCTGCTGAAGATGCTGGGGGAGGAGACCGTACAGGAAGACCCGGGCGCGGATGCTCTGGCAAAGGCCAAGGAGCTGCTGGGAGGTGTGGACAGTGCCATTGACTGAGTTTCAGCAGGAGTACCTGCGCAACTGTTCCCACCGGTGGAACGTCAAGACCGGGGCCACCCGAAGCGGCAAGACCTACCTGGACTGCGCTGTGACCATCCCGAAGCGGATCTGCGCGGCCCGGGGCGAAGGCCTGCTGGTGCTCATGGGCAACACCCTGGGCACACTGGAGCGCAATGTGCTGTCCCTGATGCGGGAGCTCTGGGGCCCCGACCTTGTAGGTGTGATCCGCACCTCGGCAGCAGGCAACGTGGTGCAGCTGTTCGGCAAAAAGGTCTATGTCCTCGGTGCCGACAACAAAAAGCACATCGCCCGCATTCAGGGCGCTGCCTTTGAGTACGTCTACGGTGACGAGATCACCACATGGGACGAAGGCGTGTTCCAGATGCTGAAAAGCCGCCTTTCCTGCCCCCACTCCCATTTTGACGGCACCTGCAACCCGGAAAGCCCCACTCACTGGTTCAAGAAGTTTCTGGACAGTGACGCTGACATCTACTGTCAGGCGTATACCATCGACGATAACCCTACACTTCCGGCCCAGTTCGTGGCCGATCTGAAAAAAGAATACACCGGCACGGTCTACTATAACCGCTTTATCTTGGGGCAGTGGATGGCCGCCAACGGCGTGATCTACCGCCTGCTGGCCGACAGCCTTGCCGCCGGGGATGGGCGTTTTTTCTGGCCTGTGGACAAGCCGCTGCACCCGTGGCGGGTGCGCATCGGGGTGGACTTTGGCGGCAACGGCTCCAAACATGCCTTTGTGGCAACGGCCATCCTACCGGGCTGGTCCGGCGTGGTGGGGCTGGCATCCCAGCGCATCGACCCTGTGGCGCAGGATGCCGACTTTCTGGCCGACCGACTGCTGGAGTTCTGCATGGCTGTCTTTGCCCGCTGGGGCGAGATCCAGTTCATCTTCTGCGACAGTGCGGAGCAGACCCTCATCAATCACATCCGGGCCCGGCTCCGGCGCTGCAAGCTCAGCTGGCTGGCCGACCGGGTGGAGAACAGTGCCAAGATCCGCATCAATGACCGCATCCGCCTGACCTGCATCCTGATGGGCGGCGGGCGGTTCTGGCTGCTGCCGGAAGCTGCCACCCTCCGGGATGCCCTTGCCACGGCCCTGTACAGCGGAAAGCACCCCGGCGTGGACGAGCGGCTGGATGACGGCAGCACCGATATCGACACATTGGACGCTTACGAGTACACCATCGAGCGCGATTTCAAGAGGTTGACCAACACATGAACATCACCGCATTTCTGAACTACCTAAACAAGACGCGCGGGTGGGCCATCGATGCCGACTACTACGGCCACATCGAGACCTGGCGGCAGTGGTGGCAGGGCAGCGTGCCCAAGGTGCACACCCGTGCCGCTGAATACGCAAACGGCACCAAGAAGCGCCCCATTGCCTCCCTGCGGATGCCGAAACGGGTCTGCGAGGACTGGGCAAACCTGCTTCTGAACGACCGCACCACCTTCCAGATCAAGGACGCTGCCACCGCCCGGTATCTGCTGGGCGATGATGAGCAGCAGGTGGGCGGCCTGCTCCGGGAGCTGCACTTCTGGCGCAATGCCAACGCTCTGGTGGAACAGGCCTACTGGTCCGGCACCGGTGCCTTTGTACTGAGTGCCGAAAACCTGACTGTCGTGAAAGGGAAAGCTGTCCCCGGCCCGGATACCCGCCTGAAGCTGGACTATGACCCGGCTTCCTGCATCCTGCCCCTGCGGGTGGAACGGGGCATCGTGACCGAAGCGGCCTTTGTCTCTGAGTGCATGATGGAGGGTAAGCCCGCGGTCTATCTGCAGACCCACACCGGCAACACCGAAACGCGCACCATCCGCAACGAGTGGTTCCGGGTAACGGATGGAGTTTCGGGCGCTCCGGTGTTTGAAGCGCTGCAGGCCCCGCCGGGCACGGCAGAAAGCATCACAGTGGATGGTTCCCCGCCCTGGTTTGCCCTGTTCAGCCCGGCAGCAGTCAAGAACCTTGACGGCGGCACAGGGCTGGGCATGAGCGTCTTTGCCGAAGCGCTGGCCGAGGCCCAGGGCATCGACCTTGCCTTTGACAACTACCGGGAGGATATCCGGCTGGGGCACAAGAAGATCTTCTACTCTGCGGACATCTGTCGCAAGGTGGTGGACCAAGAGGGCGTGGAACACTCTATTCCACCCGATGACGATGTGCAGAGCCAGTTCGTCACCCTGCCCCAAAAGGAAGGGAGCCTCGACCAGTCCAGCGAATACCACGAATACAACCCTGACCTGCGGGTGGAACAGAACCACAAGGCTGTGCAGGATATGCTGAACCTGTTCAGCTTCAAGTGCGGCCTGGGCTGTCATCGGTACAACTTCGAGCTGGGCAATGTCACCACGGCCACCGAGTACAACGGCAGCCGTCAGGATCTGGTGGCCAGCGCCAATAAGAACCAGATCCCTATCGAGGGGGCGCTGGTGGGCATCGTGCGGGCCATCCTGTGGGCAGCAAAGAACCTGCAGGGAGCGGAGGTGGACCCTGAAACGCCCATCTCTGTGGACTGGGACGACAGTTACATCACCGATGCCGAGACCCGGATGAGCCAGATGCGGGACGATGCCCTGAGCGGCCTTCTGCCCCGGTACAAGTATCTGTCTGCCCGGTACGGGGTCAGTGAAGAGGATGCCCGCAAGCTGGCACAGGAAGCCGCTGACGAAAACAAGCAGCCTGAGCTGAGCTTCGGCGGTGGCGGCTGATGCTGGCCCCGGACTATCTCGACTACGCACCCGACCGGCTGGTGCTGCTCTGGCAGCAGGTCGAGGACGATATCCTGCGGGACGTGGCCCGGCGCATCTCCAAAATGGAGAGCCTGACCCCCACGGCCAACTGGCAGCTTTGGCGGTATGAACAGACCGAAGCCCTCCGGCAGGACGTGGTAAAGAAGCTGGCCCGCTACACCGGCAAAAGCGAAGCCGAGATCCGGCGGCTCATGCAGGAAGCGGCCACCCGAGCCATGGAAGCCGAGGACGAGATCTATTATCACTACGGCAAGGAGCCCACGCCTTTTGCCGACAATGCCACCCTGCAGGCCCTGCTCAACGCTGGCTACCAGCAGACGGCGGGAACCTTCCACAACTTGACTGCCACCACGGCCAACACCGTCAGCGGCCAGTTTGAAGCCGCCCTCGACCGCGCCCATCTCAAGGTGAGCAGCGGTGCGTTCGACTACAAGAGCGCCGTCAAGAGCGCGGTGGACAGTCTGGCCGACACCATGAAGTACGTCACCTACCCCACCGGCCACACCGACACGCTGGAAGTTGCCGCCCGCCGGGCGGTGCTGACTGGTGTGAATCAGACCGGTGCAAAGCTGCAGGTGGCCCGGGCCGACGAGATGGGGGTGGAGTTCTTCGAGACCACGGCCCATGGCGGGGCCCGGCCTTCCCACGCTGAGTGGCAGGGCAGGCAGTTCCACCGGGGCGGCGCTGTGGACTACATGGGCAAACATTACCCGGACTTCGAGGCCGCCACCGGCTACGGCACCGGAGCAGGGCTGTGCGGCTGGAACTGCCGTCACACCTTCTTTGCCATCTTCCCTGAGCTGGGTGCACCGCCTGCATGGACGCAGGAGAGCTTGGAAGCCCTCAACGCCCGGGGCATCGAGTACAACGGCGGCAGATACACCTGGTACGAGATCAGCCAGATGCAGCGGGCCAGGGAGCGCACCGTGCGCAAGTACAAGCGCCGGTATCTGGCAGAGGATGCCGCCGGGGCCGATACCACCGCCAGCGCGGTAAAGCTCCGGCAGGCCCGTCAGGAGCTGTCTGACTTTATCAGCGCCACCGGCGGCAGGGCGGACAGCGCCCGCATCAGCGTGGCAGGCTTTGGCAGGAGCGAGGCGGGCAAGGCCAGTTATACAGCCCGAAAGCAGGAACGTTTTGATTCTGCAAATGTGGAATTGCAACAGATGCGTGAAGCTGGTACAATAAAGGCGAAAGGCAAGTTGATTGAATCGCCGCCTGCACCCAATGAAATCAACTTTGCGAGCGAACACGTTCTGCAGCGCTGGGCAGAACGTGGCATGGGGCCGATGGATGCCGAACGCATTATCCGCTCTTCCAAAGTCGCAATGTCCCAGCGTAACGGAACACAGACCTGTTACTATTCCGAGTATGGTTTTGTTGCCATTGGGCAGAATGGCAATGTTTCCAGTATCGGGCCGCTGGATGAGGGCGGTCAAAAATTGATGGAGGTGGTTAAGAAGCATGGTATTCCGCACTAACGATACAGCAAAGCCGGAAGAATGGTTTTGCCCTATCTATAACCGCAAAATCGACTGCGGTTTGTGCTTTGAGGTCTCCAATATTGGCGATGATACTCTTTGCCTGAAGGGTGACGATAAGCCACCTTGCAATTGGGCAGAAGCCCATAAAACCTGCCTTAATTGTCCCCGTTATGCCGACTGGGACTGACCAAACCTAATACCGCAAGCGTCTTTGCCCAGCCGGGCAGGGGCGCTTTTTTCATGCCGTCTTAGCTCATTCTGGAAGAGCGCCGGTCTCCAAAACCGGAAGCGGGAGGTTCGATGCCTCCAGACGGTGCCATCGCAGAGGGCAGTGCGTACCCTGCCCACAACCGAACACGGACGGAGAACCGTGTCACCAAACCGTGGTTTCACCAAAAGAAAGGAGTTTTTCCACCATGAAGCGTGAAGACGTGAAGAACAAGATCCCCGGCATTACCGAGGAGCAGCTGAACTGGATCATGGCCGAGAACGGCAACGATGTCAACCGGGAAAAGATTGCCGCCGAGCAGTACAAGACCCAGATGGAAAAAGCCCAGGCTCAGCTCAAGACCGCCCAGGACGGCCTTGCTGCCTTTGACGGTAAGAAGAAGCCCGAGGAATACGAGGCAGACATTGCCAAACTCAAGGGCGATATGCAGGCACAGGCTGATGGCTTTGCCTTTGACAATGCCCTGAACACCGCCATTCTGGGAGCCAAGGGCCGCAGCGTCAAGGCGGTCCGGGCACTGCTGGATCTGGATGCCCTCAAGGGTTCCAAGGACCGTTCCACCGATATCTCCAAGGCTCTGGAAGAAGCCGCCAAGGCGAACCCCTGGGCCTTTGGCGAGGCGGAAGAGGGCGGCACTGGTTCCGTTCACGTTTCCAGCGGCAAAGAGCACGGCACCCCGCCCGCCGGTGACGTTGACCCCGTGACCGCTGCCTTCAAGGCGATGAACCCCGATATCAACATCGAATGAGAGAAAGGATATTCTTATGGCACATGAAGCACAGGTCCGCTATTCCAATCTGGTCGACCTCAAGCTGCGCAAGACGCTGGTGAAGAAAGTCGGCGTGATCTGCAACAACCGCTACGAGGGCAGCCCCAAGGCAGGTTCCGTCAAGGTTCCCGTCCGTGACACCGAGGTTGTGGTGAACGACTACGACAAGGCCAAGGGTGCAAAGCAGACCAGCGGTGACACCACCTACCTCACCGTCAACATCGACCACGACAAGGCCGTGAATGAGATCATCGATGGTTTCGATGCAGAGAGCGTTCCCGGTAATCTGGTGGCTGACCGCCTGGACAGCGCCGGTTACTCTCTGGGCCTGCAAATGGACTCTGACGGCTCCGTGGAGCTGACCACCGCAGGCACTGCCTTCGGCAATACCACCGCCCTGACCGAAAAGACCATCTACGCCAACATCGTGGATGCACGCACTCAGCAGTCCTCCATCGGCGTGCCCACCGCCGGCCGCTGGCTGCTGGTCTCCCCGGACACCTACGGCCTGCTCCTGAAGAGCCCCGAGTTCATCAAGGCTTCTGACCTGGGCGACGCGGTCGTTCAGACCGGCGCTGTGGGCAAGATCGCAGGCTACACCGTGTTCGAGGATTCCACCCTGGGCGAAAACGTGGAGTATGTGGCCGGTCATCCCAACTGGTTCGCCGTCATCGATGAGTGGGCCGTTCCCGTCCACCTGCAGGACCTCTCCGGCTCCGGCGACTTCATCGGCGCATCTGCCGTGCAGGGCCGCAAGGTCTACGCCTACAAGGTCACCAAGGGCCAGACCATTCTGGTCAAGAAGAAGGCAGCAGCATAAGGAGGCCGCAATGCTTTACTGCACCTACGAACAGTACCGGGAAGCGGGCGGCACGCTGGACGAGGCTGCCTTTGACACGCTGTGCGCCCGGGCTTCCCGGCTCATCGACCGGCACACCTTTGGCCGGGCAGAGCCACACGCCAGGGCCTGTGCCGGGTGCGCCGCCCTGTTGGCCGATGCCTGCGTCCAGATCGTCGATGCCATGAGCGCCGCACAGAGCGCCTGTGCCGTGCCCGGGGCTTCCAGCGTGTCCAACGATGGCTACTCTGTCACCTTCACCAGCGGGGCGCTTTCCGAGCGGCTTGCAGCGGAAGCGCAGGGCATCCTCTCCAACGCACTGGGCAACGACCCCCACGGCCTGCTGTATCGGGGGTGTTTCTGATGCAGTGCAGCGTAACTGTGGTGAACCTCATCCACGACACCGCCACCGAGACTGACCGGCCTGTCTGCCACGTCATCCCCGGGTGCAGCTGGCGGGAGAAGCTGGACACCTCCGGCGGCGACCCCCAGCGGACGGTGCACATCCGGCTGCCCCCTGCCGCCGGGTATCTGCCCTATTTCCAGTGGGCAAAGCTCCCTCCCGGGGAAAAGGCGGCACACTGGACGCTCAAGCGGGGCGGCAAACTCGTCTGCGGCGCAGTCCGCAGCCTGACCGAGGCCGAGTATGCTGCCCTCGAGAAAACTCATATCTGCTGCACGGTGGCGGCGGTCTCCGACAACCGGGAACCGCTGCTGCCGCATTTTCATGTAGAGGGGAGCTGAGGAAATGAGCAAGCCTATTTTTGATCAACCCTACGGCCTGCGCTACAAGGTGGACGGCGTTCAGATGCAGCTTTCCTGGCGGCCTGACTTCGGTGCCGAAAAGACTGCTGCCCTGCAAAAAGCGCAGTATGCCATGGCACAGGAAGCGGCCCGGCTCATCGACAGTTATGTTCCGCTGGACACCGGCACACTGAAAAATAGCGTGCAGACTGCTTCCAAGTATGACGAGGGCCTTTTGGTCTACAACACCACCTACGCCCGCAAGCAGTATTACCTGCACGCCGAGGGCAGCGGCCTGCACACTTTCATGGGAAACAAAGAACGTGGGCAGGAAGCCGACAAGTACAAAGGTCTGCGCGGCTCCTACTGGGGCCAGCGAGCACTTGCAGACATGGGAGAGCATCTGGCCCTTTATGCGACCCGTGCCGTTACTATGTTCTGGGGAGGGATGGGCCACTTATGAGCGAGAAAGCCACCATCACGGCCATGCGGGAGTGGCTCAAGACCTGCCCTCTCATCGCCGAAGAGCAGACCGAGAACGGGGCAGCATTCCGTATCTCCGGGCTTTCCCCGGAGCCGGTGGCCGAGTTTTCCATTGAGGATTCCCCCACAGACCCGGTGCTGACCACTTATTTCTCCGGCAGGAACATGGCCAAAAGCTATGTATTCCTGAGCCGCCGGGAATACAGCGAGGCTCAGAGCACCCAGATTGCCAACAGCGGCTTTTTTGAGCAGCTGACCGACTGGGTGCTTGCCCAGAATGACCGGCATGACCTGCCCCAGCTGGAAGCCCCAAAGCAGCCCCTCAGCGTATCGGTCACCGCATCGGGCTATATCGTTACCAGCAGCGCCGGAAGCTGCAAAATGCAGATGCAGCTCCGGCTCGTTTATTACCAACCGAAAGGAGTTTCAACATGACTGTTACTGAAGCTGTTACCGCCTCCGGCATCACCCCCAGCGCCGACTACAAGGGCATCGAAAACACCGATGACTTTGTGCTGGCCATCTGCACCGAGGCCAGCAAGAAGGATGCTGTTAAGGACTGGACCGTCTGTGCCGACCATGTGCGGGAGCACAGCGGCGCACTGAACGCTTCCACCTCTGACAATACCTACATCCGCACCGGCCCCGTTACCACCAAGGGCAGCGTTCAGCGCACTCTCGCCATCAACGGCGACCGCTGCAAGGGCGATGCGTTCCAGGACTTCATTCTGGGCCACGAGATGATCTATGGTTTCGGCCAGAGCGTCATCCTGCCCTACGTCTATTTCTCCCTGCGCACCGGCAAGGGCGAGAAGGGCGAAGCCGCATTCATCGTCACCAGCGACGTGGGCGGCTCTGCCGGCGCAATCGCCACCTTTGCCTGCGATGTAAAGGGCATCGGCACCCCTGCCAAGTTCGACTATTCTACCGCTGCGGCAGGCTGATCCTGCCCGTAGCTCTGTGCCCTCGTCCTGACCGGCGAGGGCTTTTTTGATAGGAGACGACCATGAAGATCTTTGATAAGGAATTTGCGTTTTCCAGCCTGAACGCCAACGATATCGAGCGGCTGGAGCAGGCAAAGGCAAAGCTGGAAAAGGCCGAGGAGGCCGAGCGTCAGCGTGCACAGCAGACCCCTAACATGAGTTATGCTGAGGGTATCCGCGGCCAGTGCCGCATCGTGGAAGCGTTTGTCGATGATGTGCTGGGCAAAGGGTCTGCGGCAGCTCTGGGGCTGGACGGCAATGACCTGGGCAAGGCCCTGACCGTGATGACCGAACTGACCCGGGCTGCCAATCAGGAAAAGCAGAAGTTTGACCCCAGCCTTCTGGCTCCTCAGCTGAACCGTGAGCAGCGGCGCAAGGCAAAGCGCCGCCGTCATCATGGCTGACATCCTGCTGGAACCACTGCCCACCGAGTGGGAGGGCCGCGCCATCGACCCGGACTTCCGGCCCATGGTCTGGCTGTCGAACCAGTACCAGCGCAAGCGGGAGAAAAAGGACACCCTTTCCTTTGCGCAGGAAGCGTTCCAACGCTTCTACCGGGAGCCGATCCCTCCCCAGCTGGCCCCGGAGGCCTATGAAAGTTTACTGCGCTTTTACCACGGGGCCGACCCGCCCGGACGTTCCGGCGGCAAAGGCAGCGGTTCCGGTGAGCTTGCCATGGATTTTGCCTGTGACGCAGACTATCTGACCGCAGCTTTTCAGCAGGCTTACCACATCGACCTTACGGCAGAGCGCATCCACTGGTGGCGGTTTCTGGCTCTGCTGCGGGGGCTGCCGGAGGAAACCACCATGGCGAAGATCATGTCCTGGCGCACGATGGACACCTCCGGCATGGAGGGCAGGCAGCGCCAGCAGTACGAGGACCTGAAGGAGACCTTTGCCCTGCCCAAAGAACTGCGGCACATCCGGACGGCAGTCACGGTGGCCGACCACAATGCCGCCTTCCTGCAGCGGCTCAGGCATGGCGATGATGAGGAGGTGAGCGCCCCCAATGGCTGATTTCAGTATTACGGGTGATGTCCGGCTGAACAGCGACCCGGCAGAGCAGAGCGTCAATAAATGGACGGTAGCCGCCGGGCAGATGATCGCCGATTTCGCTAAGAAAGCCGCCGATGCCCTGATGAGCGTGGTGAAGAGCGGTCTGTCCTACAACCGGGACATGGAGAGCTACCTCACCAATTTCAAGGTCATGCTGGGTGACGAACAGCTTGCCGCCGAAAAGCTGGAAGAGATCCGCAAAATGGCAGCATCCACACCCTTCACCCTGTCTGATCTGACTGAGGGCACCCAGACCCTGCTGCAATTCGGCATTGCGGCAGACGACACCACCAACGTGCTGCAGATGCTGGGCGACATTTCTCTGGGCAACGCGGACAAGATGCAGACCCTTGTCCGGGCCTATGGCAAGATGTCCAGCGCCCAGAAGGTCACGCTGGAAAACGTGAACATGATGATCGACGCGGGCTTCAACCCGCTCAATCAGATCTGCGAGGCCACCGGCGAAAGCATGTCCGACCTGTACAAGCGCATCTCGGCCGGCAAGGTGGGCTTTGAGGAATTGCAGGCCGCTGTGGAAGCTGCCACCAGTGAAGGCGGGCAGTTCTATAACGGTATGCTGGAAGCCAGCCAGACCTTCAGCGGGCGGTTGTCTACCCTGCAGGACAACGTGGCTGCCCTTACCGGCAAACTGACTGACGGCCTGTTCTCGGCTCTCGGCGACCTCATCGTCAAGGCCAACGAGCTGGTGGTCTCCATCACGGAGGATGACCAGAAGCTGGCCAAACTGAAAGACACCATTGGTCTGGTCATCACCGTTGTCACCTCTGTCGGCGTGGCATTTCTGACCTACAAAGGCTACCTGACCGCCACCTCTGCCGCCACTGTAGTACAGACGGCAGCCACCACAGCCCTTGCCGCTGCACATAAGGCTGCCGAAAGTGGGGTAACCGGTCTAGCTGTAGCACAGGCCGGATTGAACGCTGTCCTGAAAGCCAATCCCATCGGGCTTGTAGTTTCAGTTCTGGCCGCTCTGGCAACGGCCCTTGTGACTGCCTATCAGACCAGTGAGACCTTCCGGAACATCGTAAACGGGGCCTTTCAGGCTGTGGCGAACATCGCAAAGAGCGCTATTGGGGCGGCCATCGGATGGCTTGACAAGCTCAGTTACAAGCTGAACAGCTTCCTCGGGAAGGATGGTTATACCGGCTTTTCCAGCTACGATGACTACAAAGCAGACAAGGATGCACAGGCCGCAGCGGCCACTTCCAAAGCCAACCGGGAGGCCCGACACAAGGCAGCACAGGCCGGGCAAGGCATCAGCACCAAGAGCTGGACGGAACTGCAAGAGGATGCCAAAGCTGCACAAAAGACAACTGAGCAAGCGGCCAGTGCTGTTTCCACATCCTCGAAAAAGGCCAGTTCTTCCGCCAAAAAGGCTGCATCTGAGGTAGTGAACTCCATTACCTCCACCAGCACGCAGATTGAGAACGGGGTCACCCGTACCACCGAAACGGTCCATGAGACCCTGAAAAACGGCACGAAACAGCAGAAGCAGACCGTCACCGAAACCAGCCGTCAGATGGTGGACGGGGTCCTCTCGGACGTTAAGACCATCACCACTACAGCGGCAGATGGCACAAAGAAGGTCACGCGCAGCATCGAGGCTGTCCGTGACGTAGTTTCCACGGTCACCGCGACCCAGACCGCCCTTGTGGACGGGGCCAAGGTTACCACCCAGACCACCACAGAGACGCTGGCAGACGGCAGTGAGCAGGTCAAGCGGGTCATCACCAGCACCGGCACTGAGGTCATCGAGGGCGTGCAGCACACGGTCAAGACCGTGACCACCATCGCCGCCGACGGCACACAGACTGTGGCAAAAACCATCGAGGATGCCGGGCCCCAGTACGGCAGCGTGGGTGAGCTGCTGACCACCCAGCTCCGCACCAAGCTCACCGAGGGCTGGGCGCAAATCCAGTCCGACATCCAGACGGATGCGCTGGGGGCCATCGAGACGCTGGCAACGGCCCTCAAGGATGGCGACCTCGAGAGCCTGGGCCTGTGGGCGGCCAGCTACTTCTGGCAGGCCTGCACCAAGGAGCAGCAGACCCAGATTCAGGCCGTAGCCATGGGGGCCCTGAACCAGCTGGGCAGCGCCCTTTCCGGCGTGTTCGGGAACCTGAGCCAAATGGCCATGAGTCTGGTGGCGCAGTTCGTGCCCGCCGCAGCCAGCGCAACCACGAGCCAGATTGCCCTAAACACCGCCATGGACGCAAACCCCATCCTCTTCGTCATCTCCCTCATCGGGATGCTGGTGGGTGCGCTGCTGAACTTCAGCGGCAAAAACAAGGATGTGGCCAACGCTTTCCAGAATGTCTGGGCGGGCGTTGAGGACTTTATGAGCTACATCTTCGAGGGCCTGATGCGCATTGTGGCGGCGGGCATCGAGGGCTTCATCATCCTCATCAACGGCCTGATTGCGTCCTATAACAGTGTCGCGTGGCTTTATGGCGGTACCATAGACTACATCAGCAATCCGGCCTGGGACTACGCCAACAAGATCGCTGCCGACCGCAAGGCCCGGCAGGCCGAGCGAAAAAAGCAGCAGGAAGCTGCCAACAACCCCAGCAGCTCCGGAACTTCCACCAACTCCCAGAAGGTCATCGAGAGCATGACCGACACCAGCAAGACCACCAATACAGACGGCAGCACCGTGACCACTAAAGTGCTCACCGAGAAGCTGAAGGACGAGACCGGCAAGATCACCCAGAGGGTGACCAAAACCGTCACCGAGGCGGGCACCAAGCTGGTGGACGGCGTGGAGCGCTCCTACAAGACCGTGACCACCTATGTGGACGGGGTCCAGACAAAGGTGGAGCGCAGTTTGGATGACATCGCCAAGACCACCACAGGCACAAAACCCGGCTCCACCACACCGACGGCCCCCACCCCGGACAAAGACCTGACCGACGCTGTGGAGGCCAACACTGAGGCCCTGCTGGCCGCAAACAGCAAGTTGGCCGAGATGGTGCGGCAGGCCAACACGCTGGTGCTGTCTGACAACATGGCCATCAGCCGGTCTGTGGCCGCTTCCGGCACGGCGCAGGTGGCCGCAGCCGCCAACCAGTACCACCGGGAGGGCGACACCACCATCATCCAGAACATCCACTCGAAGGCCCAGAGTGCCGCCGACCTCGCCCGCGAGACCCGCTGGGAGGCTGACCGCGCCAAGGCCCAGAAGCACTGAAAGGAGGCACCCGAATGGAACGACAAGATCACCTCATGCTCGTGACCGATGCGGGCGTAGAACTCCATCTGGGCTGGGATCACGACATTCTCTATACCATGGACCCGCTCAACGGCGTGCCGGTGGACCTACAACTGGCGCAGGGCGTCAATCAAGTGGGCCAGACCGTCGAAGATCAGAGCGTGGCGGGGGTGTATCGCCAGATCAACGCCGACTGCTGGGGCCCCCACGGCGATGCAGACGCAGATCTTCTGCTCCGCACTCTAACCTACAAGACTGCGGGCACCCTCTACTTCGGGGACAAATGGTTCTGCCGTTTCGTGGTCAGCAAGACCCCCTACACCGTCCAGCTCAACGGCTTCGTCCGGCTGGAGATGATGCTCTTCTGTCCCAAGCCCTTCTGGTACAGCCTGACTGCTGCCAGTTACACGCTGGGCGGCTATACGGCAGCCTTCCGGTTCCCGGTCAACTACGCGCAGCCCCACCGCTTCGGCATCCGGCAGCCCAGCACCTTTGTCAACTGCCGGAACACCGGGGCGCTGCCGGTGCCCTTCACCGCCACCCTCAGAACGGACGCCTCGGTGGTCAACCCCTGCATCCTCAACGTCATAACCGGCGAGCGCATCCGCATTCTGACCACCCTGACGCAGGAGCAGACCATCGAAATCTACCGCACCACCACCGACCAACTGGCCGTCAAGCGGACGGAGCACCAAGTCGAAGAGAACATCTTCGCCCTGCTGGACGAGGACAGCAACCTTGTGGAGCTGGCCCCCGGTGACAACCCGCTCAAGACCGAGGCCGACAGCAACGTGGACAACCTGCAAGCCACCGTGACCTTCTACCCGATGTATTCGGGCATCCTGCCGGAGGTGATCGCATGACGCTGGACGTTCTGGACGAGACCACCCTCGCCCGGCTGGGGCAGATCGGGGTGTGGGTCTCCCTCTATTGGGATGAGCCCTACAATACCCTGCAATCCTCCTTGCTGGAAGTCCGCCCCACGCGGGAGAACCTCGAACTGCTGCGGGAGGGCCGATGGCTCCGGCGCAGTGACAGCAATGTGCCCATGCGCATCTGCCACCGCTCCAACGAAAACGAGGGTGCGAACCTCGTCTGCACCCTCTACCCGGCCACATGGATCTTGAGCAAGCGGGTCAGCACCGAGGTCGTCAAGAACGAGAACGCGGAGGCCGCCATGCGCCGCCTTGTGGCCGCAGCGGCCCCGTGGCCCCGGTTGGAGCTGGGCGAGCTGGTGGGCTTCGATACCCACTACACCGCCCAGACCTCCGGCGGCTCCGTCCTCGGCTACCTGACCACCATCGGGGCCGCGTGCGACCTCGGCTTCCGCATTGTCCTCAGCGGTAAAAATGCAGATAAGAAGCTGCGGTTCGAGGTCTACCGCCCCACGGCAGACCCCAACAACCGCTTCAGCACCAAATGGGGCAGCCTGACCGGGGCCAGCTGGGCCTTCGGCGACAACGACTACTGCAATGTGGCTGTAGTACAGGGGGCCGGAGAGGGCGCCAATCGCGCCACCGTGACCGTCGGCCTCACCGACGCAGCCGGGGCCGACCGGCGGGAACTCTACGTGGACGCCCGCGACGTCCAGCCGGACGAGGAAAAGGGCGAGACCAGCAAGAGCCAGGCCTACCTCGAGCGGCTCATGGCCCGGGGCACCAACAAGCTGTTGGAGCAGCTCCGCACCGGCAGCATCGAGGTCAGCCTCGACGCTGACCTCTCCCCCGGCGACGTGGCCTTCTGCACCCTGCCGGAGCTGGGCTACAAGGCCACCGTCCGGGTGGCAGACATCATCACACAGAGCCAGAGCGACGGCACCACCCGCACCCTGCGGCTGGGCACGCCGGTCTGGCACAGGCTCTAAGGAGGGTTATTTTGAGCAACATCGTTACTTACCCCCTCAACGGCATCGACTACGACGCCGCCGACGCTGCCGGGTACACCGCCACCCGCACGTCGGGCGTGTACAGCAGCGAGGAGGATTTCGCCGTCACCGCGGCGGGCGGCTTGTCCGTGACCGTCAGCGCGGGCGTGGGCTGGGTACACCCCGCCCGGTTTGAGGGCTACAGCGTCATCATGCGGGAGGCCGAGACCCTGACCCTTGCCCTTGCGGACGGCCAACGCACCCGCATCGACCGCATCGTGCTGCGCTACGACGCAGCGGCCCACAAGTCCTCCCTGCGGGTACTGCAGGGCACCCCCGACACTCAGCCCACCGCGCCGGACATCTCCCGCACGGCGCTGCTGTACGACCTGTGCCTCGCCCAGATCACCCGCCCAGCCGGTTCCACCACCATCGTCGCGGGTCACATCACCGACACCCGGCTCGACCCCGCCCTCTGCGGCGTCATGCGGGATGGCGTGACCGGCATCCCCACCGACGAGCTGCTGGCCGCTGCCCGGGAGCGCATCAGCGCACTGGAGGAGAAAGCTACCAGCAGTGCCGCTGCCGCCAAGGACAGCGCGGAGGCAGCCAAGAGCAGCGAGACCAAGTCCGCCGCCAGCGAGAAGAACGCTAAGACCAGTGAGACCGCTGCCCAGCGGATTCTGACGAACACGCAGAACGCGGTGAAAACGGTCACCGCCAATATGAATGCCGCTGCAGGGAGCGCTTCCACCGCCGCCACCAAGGCCGGGGAAGCATCCACCAGCGCAGAAGCTGCGAAGGCTGATGCCGACCGGGCAGAGCAAGCCAGCACCAACGCGGCCAATGCGGCCATGACTGCATTGCAGAAGGCAAAGGATGCGGGCGACTTCAAAGGCGACAAGGGTGATACTGGCCCGCAGGGGCCGTCCGGTACCATTATCAAGGCTTATGACGTGACGCTGGCCGCTTCCGGCTGGAAGGCCACTTCGGACACAGCAGCCAAGAACGCGGGCTGGACCTACCAGTGCGACGCAACCGTCAGCGGCTGCACCGCAGCGCTGGAGCCCAGTGCCACGGTCAGCCTCGAAAGCGTGGTCGTAGCTCAGAAAGCAGGCTTGGGCTCGATTTGCAGCACCGGTGCGGGGTTCTGTCGGTTCTATTCCGAGAAAGTTCCATCGGCGGCAATCAGCTTGCGGCTCCTGTTAATGGAGCGGGTGCCAACGTGAGGAGGGGTGATTTATGGCAGTTGGAGCAGTAAGTGTTCCAAGCAAAACATGGGTGCCGCCCGTGGGCATGATCCTCACCACAGGGAGTCCTACCAGCCCGGCGGCGCTGTATGATGGCACCAGCTGGACGCAAATCAAGGATCGTTTTCTCATCGGTGCGGGCGGGAACTATTCACTGGGCAGCACGGGCGGTTCGACCGCCCACACCCTGACCGTGGCCGAAATGCCTGCGCATAGCCATAGCGCTACGGTCTCAAGCTCCGGTGAACATAGTCACAATGTAACAAGTTACTATAATACTGGCAGCGTCAGCGTACAGGCTAATTCTTATGGTGATCATCACCCTGCATATCCAACGAACTCGACATCTTCCGCTGGAGCTCACACCCACACGGCCACCATCGGAAACGCTGGAGGCGGGCAGGCATTTAGCATTATGAACCCATACGTTGCAAAGTACGTCTGGTATAGAGTGTCATAGGAGGAGCTTTTATGATCGGATTCGTAAAGGGACTTAAAGCATCTATGTTTGTTCCTCCTGTTGGGTATGTATGGAAAAGTGCAAGCTCCGTTAGCCCGGCTTCTATCTACGAAGGCACAACATGGGCACAGATCAAAGACAGGGCTATCCTTGCCTCTGGCTCAAACTACACAAGCGGGACCACCGGAGGAAGCTCCTCGGTACAGATTTCCGCAAGTAATCTTCCAAGCCATGCACACTCTTGCAGTGTTTCCTCGGGCTCATCGCATACGCACACTCGTGTAATTGTAGTGAATTCTTCCGGAGACTATGGTATGGTTGGTTCCAACAATTTTGCAATCAACAACTCAACGATAACCACATCTAGCAGCGGCAACCATAGCCACACAGTAAATGTTGGCAGTGCAGGAAGTGGGCAAGCGTTTAGCGTTCTTAACCCGTACATTGTCCGCTATGCTTGGGAAAGAATCAGTTAAGGAGGGAAAAACGTGTGAACGGATCAGTTGTAAAACAGGAAAACACCCAGTGGATTCCTCCAGTTGACGCTGTTCTTGAAATGCATTCCGGGACAAGTCCAGCCGAAATCTATCCGGATACCGTTTGGACGCAGCTGAAGAATTGCATCATTATCGCTGCCGGAGATACCTTCAAAGCTGGCAAAACCGGTGGGCAAGCCCAGATTTCGCTTACAACAAGCAATCTTGCACCCCATACCCATTCCGGGAGCACTTCTACAAACGGCGCACACACGCACACGATATCCGGCTCTGTTCAAAGCAACTGGGTTTACGGCCTCGGCCCTACGGCATATCGCGATAGTCGGGTGAACGTTGCAACCTTTTCAACAAGCTCCGCCGGAGCTCACACCCACACAGCTACCATCGGCAGCACCGGAGGGGGACAATCTTTCAGCATTATGAACCCGTATTACGCAGTAAATATATGGCAGAGAGTAGGATGAATATGAAAATTATTGATGAAAACGGCATTGAGCTGACTGGTGAACCCGACCTGACACTGGGCCGGCTTGTGGATGACGTGGAAATCGTGCACCATGACGCGATTGCTGGAGTTCAGCAGGTCATCCATTACGTCCCTATCGAACATCTTGCCAATGGCAGCACCATCGTAGAAGAGGTTATCGATGTTCCCGGTGTTGAACCGAAGCCCGCCTGGGATGAGACAGTGCCAATCCAGCGGTATATCAAGTACACGCAGGACGAACTGGACGAACAGGCCCGGCAGCAGGAGCATGAGACCAAGATGGCGCAGATGCCGGAAACGGTGGAAGCCCTGAAAAACGAAAACGAAATGCTGAAGCAGTGCTTGCTGGAAATGAGCGAGACTGTCTATGCATAAAATCACACAAAAAATCGAAAGGATGGTACTTATGATGGCTATGTTATGGGCACAGGAAATTATGTCTGCTGAGACTATGGAGGAGGCAAAGGCTCTGTATGAGCGCTGCCCCCGCTTGCTGAAGGAGAAGGTCAAGGCGATTCTTATCAAGAGTGGCTTTGAGGAAATCACGCAGTAAGGAGGACGCTATGGCTGAAATTATGGATGTCTCCCGCTGGCAGGGGAGCATCGACTGGGACGCGGTGAAACGCAGCGGCAAAATCGACGGCGTGATGCTGCGGGTGCTGGGCAGCAAGGGCGGCAAGCCCTACGTTGACCCGGCCTTCGCTCGCAACTACGCCGAGTGTGCCAGGCTGGGCCTGCCCGTGGGCGGCTATTACTACACCTGTGCGGTCACGCAGCGGCAGACGGAGGAGGAGCTGGCCGCCCTCAAAACAGCTCTCCGGGGCAAAACGTTCCAGCTGCCCATTGCCATCGATGTGGAGGACCCACGCCTGCGCTCCCTGGCCCCCGCAAAGCTTTCGGCCCTGGTGGCCGAAGCCGCTGCCCAACTCGAAGCGTGGGGGCTGTATGCAATGGTGTACACCTACACCAATTTCGCGGATACCGCCCTCGACATGGCAGCACTCGCTGCTTACGATCTGTGGATCGCGGACTACCGCGGCAAGCGCCCCACCCGCCGCCACGGCATGTGGCAGTACACAAGCAGCGGCAAGATCCCCGGCGTGAGCGGCCCGGTAGACCTGAGCCATGCGTATAAGGACTACGCCGCCATCATCCAGCGCAAGGGGCTGGGCAAAGTGAAAGGAGAATGACAATGAAAAATGAGATTTGTGCGGCCATCGGCATTGTGGGTGGGGCCATTGCCA